GTCTAAAAGGTGCAGACATTATGCGTAAACCAAAGTGACCGAAGTAAGAGGTAAGTGTAAGTGGTGTAATAAAGATATTAGCATAACTGAAGCCTTTATATCATTAAAAGATAACGAATACTCTTGTATTAAATGTTATAAAAATTCAGGACATATGTTACCTTTTTGGGAAAAAAATAATAGGTTTAAAGATGAGAGACACAAAATCATTAGAAGAACATACAAAGAAATTAGAGTACAAAGAAAAAGAAATGATGCTGTTTAAGCAGCTTAAAAAAGAAGTACAAACAAATGGGTTTGGTACTAGAGAATACGTCATTAAAAAAGGTATTAATAAAGGAAAGATTGCTAAATGAAAATTAGTGAAAATACATCAGTAAGTATGCCAATTCGTAATATGGCTATGATTATAGCAGCAGTTGCTATGGGTGTATTTGCATATACAGAAGTTACTGCTAGATTAACTAGCCTTGAAACATCAAGAGAATTATTTGAAAACGATTTACTTAAAAAATCTGAGCAAGTACCTACTGACCAGGAACAACATTTTTTATTAGAAGATCTTTATAAGACTGTAGAAAAATTACAATCTACTCAAGAAATGAATATGACTAATAAAGTTAATATAGAATTTCTTAAAACACAGTTAGATAAAGCATTAGAAGATATTGAACATTTAAAAGATAAAGTGAGAGCAAATGGAAACGGTCATTAGTACAGTAGTAGCACTTTGTATGTTTGTAGCAGGGGAGCTTAAAGAACATAGAATACAACCTGAAATGTCAGATTGTTTAAAAGGTAAAAGAATTGCAGAACGTACAGCAAGTGATAATATTCAATACAAATGTGGAAAAGTAAAAGTTGAACTTGAAGAAAATATTGATGGATCTAAAGCAATTAAAAAAATTATAGAATAATGAAATTTATATTAGCTTTTTCTATATGTTCAGCAATTACAGGATTTTGTAATAATACAAATACATTACCTACTGAATTTAATACATGGTCTGAATGTGTAAATGCAGGTGGAAAATTAATTCAAACTTTTTCAGTAGAAATGAAAGATAGTATTGAAGATAGAAAATTATATATGAGTTATTTTTGTAACGAAATAGAAAAAACTTAAGAATAATCTCTTTCTATTATCATTTCAATAAAGTGTATAGCTTTTAACAAATCATCTTTACCTCCTTTGTCCTGGTGTCTAATTATATATTTAATTGCACATCCTTCAGGAAATAGAAGTTTATTTTCTACTACAAATTTACTTGGTTGAATTTTATATTTTTGGTAATGACTACCTTTAATCTGTTTGTTCCAAACTTTGCTCATTAAATGTTAACCTAAATTTACCTTTATGTTTATATTTTTTTCTTGGTTTCCTCAACACTTTATGTTGATCTTCTCTTAATGTATATAGATCTAACTTCATAGCAGCAGTAAATTTTTTACAAGCCATTTCAGGATCTATTTCTGCATAATGACATATAGTTCTAAAGTCTACTGAATTGCCTATAAGCCAATCTATAGCATTACGTTTATCTATAAGATAATATTTATCTAAACCATCATACATAGCATCATGTATTGCTTGACTAATTATAGCTCTAAACAAATATCTCTCAGGATTTTTCATCTATAACTTCATATGTCATTCGCTGCTCTACTGTGTCAGTTTCTTGCCAATTTAAAGTTGTAGGATCTATAGCATGTAAAGTTTTTAATGCTTCTTCATCTGATTCAGCATTAACAAATATTTCTGTATAAGCAGGTAATACTACCCATCTTTTAAACTTATAAATCATATATTATTTTTACGTCTACTTGCTTCTAGTGTTCTAAATAGATCTATAATAAGACCTTCTTTATCACGTTTGTTTTCTAATGTTGATGATTTAACTTCTGCTTGAAACAATTCATCTATTGCAGATTTATATGTATCACTTGCATAGTAAGATTGTTCTTTAGCAGATATACTTTTATCTTCTGTGTTACCAGTTATATGTAATGCTTTTTTACGTTTAAGTAATCTATCAAGATACTTAACATTTGCATTAGCTTCTGCATTACTCTCATCTGTTTCAGATAAAAATGCTAACGCTTTTTCTAATCTTTGTTCTGTAATCATTTAATTGCCTTTCATAATAAAAAGGCACTACTACAGAGAAGAACCTTATTCTGTAGCAATGCCTAGTTTTCTAACTCGAGGGAGATAAGAAATTGTTAAAATGGTGGATCATCTGATAGTATTTCTTCAACACTATTAGCTTTTGCATCTAATACTTTCCTTACCAGATTATCAATTTGTTGAAATTCTGATTCAGTTGGTATTTTGCCACCTGACATATAAGAACCTATTAAGTTACTCATAGTCAATCTGTATTTTTCTGAAAATTGATCAACAACATTTCTAACTGATTGTACACCAGTAGAGTTAACCATGTTTGGAGCAGTACCAGAATTATCTGACACTTCACTTAAACATTCTATTCTACTTGCAGTTTGATATTGTTTACCAGTTTTACTTGTTCTTACTGGCTGTGCATCAATTTTAAGTCTTGCTCCCTTCGGCCATCTTGATGAGCCTAAAGCCTCACCATATATAGTCATGTCACTACCATCGTCTTTGGTAACGTAAACAGTAACTTGACCATCATCTTTCTCGAATGCTTTTTTAAATGAGCATTCAAACGTCTCATGTTCCATATTAGTTCTCCTATTTATTTGTTTTATTATATTTCCAAACTTTTGCATAAGTTCTTATAGCCTATTTAAAAGCTTCTTGCCAAACTTTTTTTGCATATATTCTAGATGGTTCATTATCTGATTTACCCCATCTAAAGTTATCCATAGTTAATGGAAACATTTTAACTATGTCCTCTTTTGTTTTAGCAATATCCAAGATATGTTCTATATGTTTCATAGCTTGTATAATGGTCTCTAAATGTCCCTCTCTGCCTTCCATATCCACGCTGTAAACGTCTTTGTAAGAACAATAGAGCAAAGCAGTCGGTTTATTGAAAAGGTCTTTGTAGAGGGCTTGTTGACGCAAATCAGCGTCTTTTGGATACCATCTGCTATCAATAGCACCAGATTTAAGTCTTTTAATGTAAGCAGTAGCTTTAGTATCTATGATTACATCTTTAAACTCAAAGTCAGTTTTACCTATAACATCATATTTTAAACCATATTTGTCACCAGGTATTTGTTTTTCATTCTGATAAGAAACAATTTTACCAAATTGTGGTAGTTCTTTAACAAACTGATTAGCAATAATACCAGACCAAAGGCATTCGTCATCTGACTCATCACCTTCTAGTTTTAGGTATTCAGTTTTTGCGTAATCTATGATAGCTTCTTCATCAGTGATTTGGTTTTGCAAAGCATACTCTGCTGCAACTTCAGCAGTACTGCCCATTTTCATTCTGGCATTTGCTTTTGATTCAAAATCATACAAGTTATTGATAATCCAATAGGGTGGACTGTCAATAAAACTATTAGTTTTTGAAGCACTATGTCTATATTCAATGTTCATGTTTTTCTCCTTATGGTTAATAATATTCAAAAGTATTGTAGTTCATCTTATAATGTATCATTAGATATATTAAAAGGTAAAAGAACTGTTGGTAATAGTAACGAATATAAAATATATAATTTATGTATTTTACTTTCTTGGCTATTGCACCCTACACAGGTGTATGGGTGTAAGAGCACTATTGCTCGTTTGCATAATTGTAATAAAAACAGAGTTTATAGATTAAATAATTTATATAATAAAAACAAAAAATTTAGATCTTTTGTTGATAATGCAATAGAAAATTATAAAATATCTTATGCGTCAAATAGAGAAACCTGAGTTAATATCTACAATTTTAGACAAACGTAAAGTATGGTTAAATATACGTGAGTCTAGATTAATGTATATGTTTCATAGAAAGCTCATATCTATAGAAGAATATGAAGCTGGATCTAGGTATCGTCTTATGTGTGAACTTCAAGGTGGTGGTACTGGCAATGTTCTTAAAGAACGTATTGATGGAACCAATACAGATTTTATTACATCATCTCTTGGTGCTGCACTTGCAGTTAAAGATGTTGATGATGAAATAGGAACTAGATTATCTAAATTTATGAAGTTGTTTTGTCACTATAATTTTGGTATCATTGAGATAGCACATATGTTAAGTATGTCAGAACGCAGAGCATCTAACAACGTACACGAAGGACTATCTAGTTTAGCAATTTATTATGGTTACAAAAAAGTGCACAATACTATCAGAGGACAAGGCACAAAGAATCAAAGACAAAGAGTACCTAAAGTGGGTAGCATCTAATCCTTGTATACTTTGCCAGGACACAAGATGCCAAGCTCATCATATTACTTTTGCAATGCCTAGAGGTTTCTCACAGAAAGTTGGAGACCAATATACTGTACCTCTTTGCTACCCTCATCATCATTTATTACATACAAATTGTATGAGTGAAAAAGATTTTTGGATAAAATTAGACATAGATGCTATCGAAATATGTCGTAGATTCTATGATCATTACCAC